CAGGTTGATTTTCATCGTCGGTCGTTGGGAATTTATCTATAGGACGGAATTGGACACCTTCACGCTGGGCGTTTTCAATGAGGTTAATATAGTCACGAATAGATTTATTAGTCATAGTATACTATTTATGCCAAAAATTTTATTTTACTCCGAAATGTTTTCTAATTTCTTCCCGACACAACAATGCATCAACGCTTATTCCGCTAAATTCGTCATCTGCTTCGACCTTGTAGCATTGTGCCATACATTCCCGAACAATCAACTCGGCGAACTTTTTTACTTCCTCTTCGTTATCGTAGTTTCCATTGATATCTACAGCACCATAGATACCAGCCTTGGCAGCAAGTTCTTTAATTCGTTCGTTCATTCCTCAACTCCGAAATGTTCACTCAAATATACCATAGCAAAATCATCCAAACTACCTTCGCTATCAGCATTGTCAATGACCCGGGCACATTCCCTAACAATCAACTCAACAAACTTATCCAAACTTTCTGGTGGGTCAAAGGTAATGTATGCTTCTGGGTTGACCGCATCATTTTCCAATCGTTGCCAGAATTCACCGCCGGCTTTTTTTACAAGTTCTCGGATTCGTTGGTTCATACAATCTCCACTTTGCCTTCGTCAATCATTCTGTCCCATGCCACAATGGAATACATTTTGCGAAAACTATAAATTGGAGAACCGTCTTTCTTGATTTTTTGTAATACATATACAGAGTTGAACTCATCCAACTTGTTATAGTCTTCCTTCGCATTGACTACTTCAACACGATATAGACCGGTCTTCCAGTCGTCGGACCTAAAGCCACGACTTGTAATCACTTCTTTCAGTTTACAAACATCACCAACTTTTAGTTTGAAGTTCATTTCCTACTCCTTTTTGCTGTCTATGTGTATATTATAAACCCAAACTGATTATTAGTCAAGTTTGGGTTTGTAGTACTTTAGACTCTACCTTCGTAGTCTGCTCTCACATACCACTCGGGGACATAATCTTTGTTATTGTGTTCTAGGTTGTAATCTATTGCAGCCTTTCTAGCTTCCTCTTCGTTATCGAAATACCAAGTATCCCAATGCTTGCGACCACTGAACCGATCATACTCAGTTAGCACAACTTTGAACAGAGCCTTGTTCATAGTAACTCTTGCCATTTTGTAGTCCTTTCTCGGGGGTTGCTATCTACTGTACTTACAGTATACTACCGAATGGATTTTTTGTCAATGTATGGTTTCGCCCCAAGGCAATTGTGAATAAATTTTCAATTCTTTCTTTAGGTCTTTTTCGGTATACCCCATGGCAATCATTCTCTGAATAAGTTCCACAAAAAGACCATGAGTTGCCATCCCTGTCATATACTCATGGTCATCATTGTTCATTTCAAATTCATCTAATTGAGGTAACAATATATCGTGTATGAAATCGCTAGCGACTTCTGCACTGTCCTCAATCTGTTGCATTTCTTCAGACTTCGAGTCCTGCTTTGTTGTTGACTTTGCCATACAACTATTTATCAACGTTGTATTCGTAATTAACTGTTTCTATATTTTCTCGGAATACAATTGCACCATTCTTTAGATGAAATCTGCGAGCCATTTCAGTTTTAGGACTGAGAGTTACAAACCTAGTTACACTTGGGTATTGTTCTTGTATCCCTTTAACCGCTTGAATTAACAAGTCACGCCCCTTACCTGCTTTGTAGCTCCAGATAGTATAAAACACTGCGGTTGTAGGTACTTGCGTTGTTTGCTTTAATCCCTCAACGTTTTCAGGAACATAGTCATGAAAGCTAACACAAACCATTGCATCAGGTTTGTCTTCATCTACCAATGCAGCCACTATTCGGCCATCACTAACACGGAACTCAGTAGGTATCTCAGGACGAATAGGATCATCCTTAATGAATTCTAGTAGTTTGTTTGATAGGTCTTTTATGAACTGCAACATGATAAAATCTTTATTTTTGTATTTATACGAAATGCAAAATATGCTGATAAATAGCATCATGCTAATGAATGAATGGTACACTGGGTTAAACAACTTTAAAAAACATACAGTAACCGAAAAAAATTTTTATACTTTAATCCGCGAATTTGACTTTGAACCAGATAGAAATATTAATGATATTTTCTATGACCATTTGTCCAATAGGAGCACAAAAAAAGTAGAAATATTATTCAGCGGCGGTGCAGACAGTGAATATGTATTAAAATCATGTATCTATAATTCTATTCCATTAGAAGTAATGACAATGATTATTCAATATAAGGGGATAACATTAAATGTTACTGATTTATATTATTCAGAGAAATTTTGTAGGGAAAATGATATAAAGCAAAATCTATTTTACTTGGATGTTGATGAATTGTTTTCTAGTGGAAAATATTTAGAATATTTAATTCCATATAGTATCACAGAACCCCACGTTGCAAGTCATTTTTGGTTAATAGAACAGTGCAACAATTACCCCATATTCGGTGGGGATTGGACTTGGTATCAACAACATAAAAAGGTTTTGTCTCCCATTAGATTAGACTATACCAATTATGAAAGATTTATGGAAAATAAAGGTATAAGTGGCATAGGAAATATGATAGGTCATAGTTTCGAATCTCTATATAGATTTATAGAATTGCAAAAACAAAATGATGGTGTAATCGTGCCTTTACTTAAACAAAAAATGTATGATATGCCATATCCTAGAATTAGAAGCTATGGCTGGGAGAGTGTGCCCCGAAATATATTTGACATTAGCAAATTCAAAACAGAATTAATTAACAAGATAGGTATTAAAAATCCTATTATTATTTGGGGTGACAAAATTAAAACATTAATAAATTCAGATAAAAAAATAAATTCTACTTTTTAATAACTATGGACGAATACTTAGATTCTTTTTCACATGGACCAGTGATAAGCAAATTATGGTTATGCCTAGAACTGGAGAATATATTGTCATCGTTAAACTATACGAATCCTACTGTTAATATATTAGGCGGTTGGGTAAATGTTTTGGGATTTATGATGCAAGTTAGAAAGCCTAATTATTATAGAGAAATAAACTCATATGATAGTGATCCAGAATCTACTAGAATGTCGGATAGATTATGTGATGCTTGGAGAATAGAACGTCCCAAAATCAATAATAAAACAAGTGATGTTAGGCATTTAAAATTTAATAGTAATATACCAGAACAAATCTTCATTAATTGTAGCGTGGATCAATTTATAGGAACAAAATGGTATGATAATATACCTGACAAATCTATAGTGTGTTTGCAAACAACTACATTTTCAATTGAAGATTGTCCTTGGACAATAACTCAGGAAACAAAAGACATAAATGAGTTGTTAGAAAAATATAAATTAAGCAAAATACTATTTGCAGGAGAAAAGAATATAAAATATAATGGTTCACATTATGTTAGATTAATGAGTATAGGCATAAAATAAAAATAGGGGCCGAAGCCCCTATTTTAGCCTGGTCCATAGACCTCTTCACGGCTTTTCATCCCAACTGAACCGCCTTCTGCTACGATTCTCTTAAACACATCCTCAAGAAGGATAGGTCTAAAGTCAGTCTGTTCAACACAAACACTGTGATAACGAGGATCGATTACTTCACGACCATAATCCATCTTCATAACACGGTGTGCATGAGTGTGACCGTGAATGTTAGTACCGAATCGGCCGAGGTTGCTTTCATGTACGGGAATGTGACTGAGGATACAACCATTCATCACATGGTACGCACGGATATCTCTAAAGTAAGGAGTGTAGTCCTCAAGCCTAAAGATATCGTGGTTACCCTTGATAAGCACTAAGTCCTTGCAGTTCAATCTTTCAAGAACTTTCAGTCCTCTACGGTTAATCGCAACATCGCCCAAAAAATAACACTTGTCCTTGGGACCGACAGTTTCATTGAATCGGCGAACTAATTCATCGTCCATTTCTTCGGGCGTGTCCCACGGCCTTAACTTAGTAACACCATCAGGACCTAAAAATTTACACACACCGAAGTGTGAGAAATGCGGGTCAGAATATAAAAAAACACTTGGCATAAAAACATCTCCTAGATGATAAATAGATAAACAAGGACAATATATTATGATTGATGCTTATGTTTATCGTATAACGAATACAATTACCGGGCAATTCTACCACGGTTACAGATACAAAAACCAAACTTTAGGCATAGAACCTGAGAATGATTTATGGGTTGGTTATTTCACATCGTCAAACAGAATCAAGAAAGACATAAAACAGTACGGAAAAGAATCATTCATTGCTGAGATTATACACAAAGATCCAGATTCTGTCAAGTGTTGGAAACTGGAACAAATAGCAATACGAAATGATTGGGGCAATCCTTTATTGTTGAATGGTAAGTATCATGATCCTGATTCTAATGTAGAGGTTTTTCGTAGAGTAAACTTACTTACGGAAAAATCAAGAGAAAAAATGTCTAAAGCAGGTAGGGGCCGACCAAAATCCGAAGAACACAAAAAGAATATTGCTCTTGCTAATACGGGCAATGTCGGATCAGCACAAAAGAGGGCAAAACTATCCGCCTACAGAAAAGGCAAACCAACTAATAAAGGAATTTCTCCTCCCAAGTATACTTGTCAGCATTGTGGTGCTCAAGTATCAAACGGGAATCTCAAAAGATGGCACGGAGATAAATGTAAGTCCATTGATCCAAATGGTCATCTTTTGAGAACCTGTCATGTGACATCTATCAACAAGAAATAAATAAATGTTATAATTCAACTCCAAAATCAGTTTTTACAGATTTTTTGATATGCTCAACCATGGCCTGTGCTTGATCACTTTGGAAAATTTCAGTGTGTGCTTCAACAATCTCCATTGTTCGTTGAATAATCAACTCGGCAAATTTGTCCAAACTCTCCGGCGGGTCAAAGGTAACGTATGCGTCTTGTTTAACTACATCATTTTCAAGTCGTTGCCAAACTTCGCCGCCGGCGTGTTTAACTAATTCTTTGATCCACTCGTTCATTTTACTTCCTCAATTCCAATTTCTTGTTCAAATATTCAACAAACTCAGCATAGAACTTAGTTCCAAAGTCGGGATACTTTTTCAAGCCATCTACTGTTTTGTCACGCAATCTTACCATGTCTTCAGTAGGCATGTCGTTGTAATATTTTTCATTGTCAAAAGTACGATGACCGCTGGGGGTAGTCGTACTGTACTTTTTCAAGAAGGCTTCACGCTTTTCTTGTGATTCTTCGGCGGGTATTTCTCTCATTTTTTCAGAATCTTCCATATCTTTTTTCCTTCTTCCTGCATGATTTGCTTGCAGGATTTAGAACAAAACTTTGCCCAACCACGATTTCTATCAGCAACCCGGGCAGTAAACAATTTACCACATGAGTGACAACGATACTGGGCTTGTTCACCTCGTACCGCTGTCATTTTCTCTGGTTCAGTCGTTCGCGGGCGGCACTGGCAAATTTGCTAATGTTCCCGCACTTATCTTCCCAACGCAACAGATTGCGGCAAGTATACCCAATGTCACGCTTTGAGTAGCAAACTGCCTCTTGGTTCAATTCACCGTTCACAAATACTCGGCAGTGATAGCTTCCGTTAATATTGCGAACAGTAACCTCATGTTCTACTTCGCCAAGGAGCAAACGCTTCATGCGAAATAAATTTTTATATCGTTCCATAGTATGCTCCTTTCTTAAAAGTTAAAACTGCGAACCCACTCAAACCTAGTTGATGCGGGCACCCAACGGAATTGTTGTTTCTTACGCTCGGCTTGTTCAAAGTCAAAACAGACCATGACCCAACCTCGGTCAGTAGAAAAGCCCACAGTGTCTGCAACACGCACGACTTGGACAAGTCTACCTTGCATTTTTGCGACTACTGTCATATGGACCCCTTTCTAAATTTTATTTCTTGCTCCAAAGAGTCTTTTCCAGATTCTCTATCATAGCAGTTTGACGAGTTACCTGATCTTCCAAATTCTTCTCACGCTTGCGGCTGAATGCAAGTTGGGCTTCAACAAAACGAATACCTTCAACCGCTTCTTCAACTAGTTTGTACAACGCAATTGGATCATTGGTCTTGAGTGCGGCAGCAATTAGTTGGTCAGCGTTTCTCATGCAATGTCCTTTAATCAATCAATACATGTATTATATGCCCAAAATGATTATTTGTCAAGTAATACTTTTGTATCGTTTCAATCTCCAGAACAGTTGCCATGCCCTGGATTGCTTAGTCCAGTGTAGGCTTTGTGTGCCTGTCATAAACTTGTTGCCAATGAGTTTACCGAAGGGCTTTGCTTTGGGCTGACCTTTGAGTAACTTTTCAGCTACCCTTTCGTATGTTGACATTTTAATTTTAAACATATTCTTTCTTTACTCGTCCAATGCGTGAAGCCTTGTTCCAGTCATAAGTAACACCATCTGGGCACTTGCCATCTACAACACTATCAACACCGAACATACCACAGATTTCAAAGTCTGGGCCTGCGATAACAACAAATTCATTCAACGACTTAGCATAAGTCATTGCTGTAGCCAAGTCTACAAACTCGGCATCTTTAATTTTGAACATCTTTTCAATCCATATTTCTTTTCTAATTCAACATGCCCTGCAATTGCTTCCTCTTTAGTTTTGTATCGGGCGATTACATCACTATCACCATTGGCAAAAAATATACACGATTCGTATGGTGTACCTTCATAGAGGGCCCAATCACCAACTGTCAATACCGGCAATTCAACAGTACTCAATGTAGTATCAGGTGGAAACATCCATACTGAATCATCACTAACAATTTGCCAACGGTTACGACGGTTATGATTAATCATAAGTATCCTCTTTTTGTGGGGGCACCCAAATCTTTTTGTTGCCTGGTTCATCGTATTCGAACCTTACACCGTTAATAGTGTGAGGCTCATTCTCGTCATAGTACCATCCGAGTGCCCTTAACATCTTGTGCTTGACCAACAAGTTAGGGCTACGAAAAGCCTCAGTATCAAGGAATCCCATCATTACACCAACTTCACAAACTGCCCCACTGCGACATACACCTGCTACACAATGCACAACAACATCCATGCGATTGTCTAATGCATGTTGCAACAGTTTCACAAGGCTTTCAGCCTGTTCATCAGTGATTTTAAATTCCTCACCGTGCTTGTCATCACGCTCTAAGTCCAAGAACTCAAACTGGTGAATTTCTTTGAACTTGTGCAAGGGAGTAGGAAACTCCATGCAAGGATCAACAATCTGAATCAGCATACTATTTTCGCCCACACGTACATGATGACCTTTAGGTATGTCAGCAAGCGATACGTTTTGAATCCAAGGCATAATTAATCTCCAATATGTTATTGTATACCCAAACTGATTTATTGTCAAATACCAATATGGGAAAAGGGTGTAAGTATTAATACTTACACCACTCGGGACTCAGTACACCTTAGCAGGCGTACTTGTAGTTCATAATTGTCTTTAGCATCATACCTTCAGGAGTAAACTCTTGAGGGTCTGCGCCAAGAATGCTTGCCATGATGCTTGGGCTAAAGCCAGAGACTAGAGCCGCACCAGACTTGTCACTCTTAACTGGAACGTTATCACTTGCGTTTAGGTTCCAGAAGACCACGCTAGGCACAGTGTAACCTGCGTCACGGTACTTGCGTTCGATCATCTGCATAGCAGAATCATCGTGGTTCACGCAAGCATTGAACTGCATGTCGGACAAGATCAACACCATCTTTGGCATGTCAGAGTCAGGAACATTGTTCTTAACTGCTGTGTCAAGGATCTTGTTGAAAGCCGCATGTAGATTTGTACTCATGCCCCAAGTAGAAGTAATCATTTGATTAACCTTCTGAACGATATTACCCTTTAGGGTCAATAGTTCAGGACGGTCAGAGAAGGTCAAGAATGTGTCCTTGAACACGCCCTTGTTCTTGTCTGCCAAGTACAAGCCTAGCGAAACTGAAACATCCAAACAACGGACACTTGTGTTCTTACCTGCTGGGCAGGTCATAGAACCACTAACGTCAACAATTGGCAAGATGTTTGCATCGTTCATGTAGTTAGGAAGTGCATCCCACTGTGCGGTCAAATGATCCAACTCAGTCTTACCCAAGCTAGAACGACCGTAAGGGTTGATGATGTCCTTCAAAACTTCGTGAGGGAAAACTGCGTTGGCGTTAACCTTAACAGTCTTATCACCACTAACCAACTTTTGTACGTATTCTGCGAACTTTACAGAATGACGAGTAAACGCCTTCTTGTAGATTCTAGCAGCCTGTGAAGGCACGTGCGAGAAGTTGATGTTGTCCCAGTCGTTGGCACACATTTGTGATTCAACAACCTTAGTAAGAGCAACAAGGCTCTTACGGTATTGCTTTGGTGTCATTCCAAAGAATTCACGGATTTCTGCCGCGATCTTACCCTTACGGGGAGTCCACTTAGCAGCCAAGCCGTTCTTTGCACGAAGGTGATCACCTAGCAGTGTGTAAGCCTTAGCCTTCAAGTCAGGAGACTTGAACACAAACAAGTCATCGAAACGACCTAGTTCGGGCACCTTGACCAACAGACGAGCCGCCGAATCAGGGTCAGTCTTTTCCAAGTGTGACAAGATATCACGGAAGATTTGGCGTTCGCCAGCACCACCACGTGCATCACGTGCCCATAGGGCGATACGCAATGCTAATTCCTTGTCTTGGACATATGCCGCTGTGAAAGCCGGCACAATGTTCTTACCGCGGCTTGCACCGATGTTATAGAACAAGTCGACCAATGCGTTAGCACTCGACTTACGAGCCTTCATACCATTTGTGGTACGGGCTTCTTGGTTTGCTACTGCGTTAACAAATGCGTTCATGTTAATTCTCCTTTCCAGAATGCATCTTTTCTTTGCTATGAATAAAGATTAAAAAATTGCTGTTAGCATTCTAATGTTACTAAACAGGATGATCGGAACGGTCAAGTTTTTTATTCTGGTCTACCCCCATCCCCTGTACATCGGTTCAGTTCCGTAGACCCTATCAACGATTCACGTTGCCTATCTATACTTGTGTCTGCGATAGAAACATAGAATGTCTTTCCAATCTGTCATCAGTTCCGTTAGCGTCTAGTTTCCTAGATAAAACCTCGCGGTCACCGTCTACTGCTGTAGTTCATAAGTGAAGTATATGAATTGCTGTATTCATCCTTGAATATAACAGGTTAGTCTTTTGCCAGTTGTTTTACATGTACTAGCCCCATGTTTGATAGACTGTGAAGTTATCTCTGTCCATCAGTTCAGGTGCGATTATTAGTCGCTAGAGGTTGCTGTAACTAACCTTAGAATCATTCAATACTGTGTATTGTACTATATTTGACCATTGCAGTCAAAGTTTTTGGATTATCGACTGATTCGTTTTAGGTATTCTCTACCTACTAATCCAGCTTCGATTTCTTCTAAAGCAGTAACTGTAGTTCCTGCCTTTGTTGTAAATTTGGGTCTATGACCACGCTTTAATTCTCTTACCCTTTGTGCAGCAATAAGAATTAAATCAAAACGATTACCGACTTGATTAACGGCTGTTTCGCTTGTATAACGTACACGACTTTCTGACATATTTACTTTCTAAAATGGAGCGAGAAAGGAGGTTCGAACTCCCGACCTAGTGCTTGGCAAGCACTCGCTCTACCAACTGAGCTATTCCCGCATTTAACTTGGAATCATTTTGGGAACAAAAGGAACTGCTCTGGGTCCGTGACGTTGTTGTAATAGCATACGTGCCTCTTCTGCACTGTTTGCACCAACACGGTCTTTGAACTCTTTACCGTTTACTCTAATTGTTGCTTCAAATAATTTCATATTCTTTGGTGGATCGTGTTGGGATTGAACCAACGACCTTCGCCTTGTAAGGGCGCTGCGCTACCGCTGCGCCAACGATCCTTTAATTTTATTTATTCAGCTTCTTTTTCAGCAATATATTCTGCTAGTTTAGCTTGGAACGCTGATTCACTCAATGCATGCCAGCCGATACATTTACCAGTTGGACTACGACCACAGCCGCACTTTCCAACTTCTTCTACATTTTCTTTTACTTGTGGTGTCATATTTTTCTTTCCAAAAATTCTGTCAAAATTATTAGCGTATTCTTCCTGACTTACGCTAAATGGTCTTGGGCTAGAACCCTTGCCGCTCATTTTTCAGAGTCCTTTACTTTAAAACTACGTGACTCAGATTGAGCAATTTCAACGAAACTACGAATGAATGCTCCACGTTGATGTGGGTCACGAATAGTTGCGGCTCTACGCTTAACCGTCTTTGAAATTTTTACTGCCTTTGGTGAATATCCTCTACAAGTCATTTTGTTTCCTTTTAAGTTAAATGGTCTCCGATGAGAGATTTGAACTCCCCCCACATGCTCCCAAAGCATGGATACTACCAGGCTATACTAATCGGAGAATTTCTGTTAACCGTTGTTCAATGTTTTCAGAAGATAATATCCTAACAACGGTGTATCCATAACTACTTATTATTTCATCACGGATCTTATCTTTTTCTTTGTCGTGCCATTGAGCACCGTCAATTTCTATGATCGTATTTCCTATTACGAAATCAGGATAATACTTATCAATCTTTTTATTGTGTTCAAAGACTATATTATATCTTGTCAAGAAATCAAACGCAACTTGTTCGGGATAAGACATTTTCTTTCTGTTCCCTGCTAGCTTGCGGTTTGGATGCATTTCTGGAAAATCTTTGTGTAACTGTTTACGCCACTCTGATTTTGCCTTACGCATTTCATCAGTCCAAACAGTCTTTGATGGTTTACCCTTCAGTGATTTAGAGACCGCTAATGCATTATTCATCACTCGGGCGTCAGTATTTTTAGTTAGACCTTTGTTCCAAGGAACAAGTCCTTTTTTCCTGCTAGATGACGGTGTCGTATCTCGTACTTTGCGCTCAGGGTTTTGTTGGCAATAAGGTTGATGTGTCGCTAGGCCGCCGCCGTTTTTAAATTCTTTTAGACAATGAATACATTTAAACATAATAGTATTTATGCCTATAAAGCAGATGCGCTAACCAGACTAAGCTACTCCCGGAATTATTTGGATGCGGGTGACGGATTCGAACCGCCGATGCTCCGAGCTTATGAGACTGAAGTGGTGACCAGGCCCTACCCGCGTAATTTATAAATGTACTTCATTTTCACTAACAGAGCCTGTCTTATATGCAGGGTGTGAAACACATTTATAAAGTGAGACTGCTACGACCACTACATCGCCCAATCTCTGAGTTGTTTACACTGTCCCACGTTACCGTAGTCTGGTCCGGCTAACGTCAACCTACGATTGTTTCCGTACCCATGTAAAGCGGGTCGTGCGGTCAAGTTCGTATGTACCAGGCAGTTTCTTTGGTGATTGCCCCACCCACTTTTATTAACGGTAAAGTGTAAACCGAGTGTTTGGTGGACCGTAACGGGATCGAACCGTTCCTTCAGGCTTGCAAAGCCCGCGTGCCCCCGACAACACTTACAGCCCATATTTTTTGTCCCATTCTTCAATGCGTTTAAGCAAATCATCATAAGACATAGAATTCTTACTATATTTAGATACGTTATCTCCGTGTCGCATTAAAACACAATTTGCGGGGTGTGCCAAATGCTCTGCGGGTAAATTGTTTTCAAATCCATATCTAACACTAACAGCATGGTCTCTACTTACCCCACTGAGATTATTACCTCTGTTCCTAGGCTTGTACCAACCATAACTTTCAATCAAAGTAAAATCAAATTCATCGGGAAAATCCGACAAATTAAACTTAAACGCACAATCTGCTCTGTAATTAGCAAGTGCTGGTCTTTTGCTCCTAGCTTCTGAATAATCTCTGGGATTATTTGTTAGATTTATCTTCATTGCTGAGGATCTATCTCTAGGGATAAAGAGATTGAGTCGTTTTGCTTTATTGAAAGTTTTGAAACTAATTCTAAACTTTTCTTGCAGGTCTCTCAAGGACATTCCTGCATCGTAATGTTGTTGAATGTCTTGCCAGGGCATATCATGTATGTATATTCGTTTCATACAAGTATTTATGCTTCTAACCAAGTGTTTTCCCAACTAAACTTTGGTGCCCCCCAAGAGACTCGAACTCTCACGCCTTTCGGCGCTGGAACCTAAATCCAGTGCGTCTACCAATTCCGCCAAGAGGGCATAAACTTATTTAGTCTATACTGAAACACACTAATATAGGAGCAATGCTCTCACGGATGAACCCGAGTTTAGTTAATGTGTTTTAGTATAGTGGAGCACTGAGAATACATGCTTACCGAGTAACACCCCAGACATTATTACAATCCTTGCGAGACTGCTTTCTTCTGACTTCCACTGAGCCTTGTTGCCAAGTATCTCAGTCTGTTACCAACATCGCCGTTTTAAGTCAGGCATTAGACTTGACATTGTATGCTATTCTACGCTTTCTACTCCGCTGACCTTGCGAGCCATTCAGTGTCGCTAAACACTTACGAAACTTCCTGCATAAACTGATTTCACCTTGCGAGTTACGTCAGACTTGATTACCTTGCGGCTCCAGTATTAGATGTTTTTCACATACAACCGAGACAGACTTTGCGTTTTTATATGTTAGAAGGAGTTGAACCTTCAGCCGTTTCTTTAACAGAGAAATGCACTACCATTGTGCTATAACAACCTACTACGATGTGCTGTCTCAGTTGCTTCATACTCTTTTGGAATACAAAATACAACACACCATGTACCTTTTGTCTCGCGGACTACTCAGTCGTATTTTGCGATCGGTGTATATGCCTGTTACCACACATATCCACTAACCACTCATACTGCATACACGCCCTTAGGAGCGACCCTTCGGACAATATACACTACCCTTTCTCATACCAATTGACAAGTTGGTTTTGTTAGGAGGTCGACACCACTCGTTACTCTTTCACTGCTTGCGTTACCATCCATCGAAACTTCAGGCGCTTGAGCAGATATCCTTTCCCCAACACTTGCTTCATTGTTACATCCACCGGTCTTATCAGTGAACGCACCCTCACGGGTGTGAGCAGGCTTGCATAGATGAACCATTACTGGCGCAGTCGTGTAGGACGATTCTGCTTTGGCTGTATCACTACAGTTATTCTAAAGAGGCTATGCCCCCAAATTCTTAACATTGTTGAATACTCTACACTATATGCCTCGCTCAACAGCTTTACACGTGATTACTGTTTATTGCTACGGTTACATAACACCTCGCGCCGGTCTCTGTGCTTGTAGAATACTCAACAATGCTAAGAAAAATTCTTAGCAATAAATTTTTAAAGAACATCACCGATTTCTCAGTGTCAATACATGTATTGTAGCACAGTATTGATTTATTGTCAACTCTTTTTGGTGCTGATGAAGGGGATTGAACCCTTGACCTTTCCCTTACCAAGGGAATGCGCTACCACTGTGCCACATCAGCAATATAACAGGATGCATTTTTTTCTTTTATACCAAAAAAAGTTAAAAGTTGCAGTTAGCATCCTAAATCTTGGAGCGGGCGATGGGAATCGAACCCACGACTTTAGCTTGGAAGGCTAAGGTAATACCATTTTACGACACCCGCATGTGTCTTGGAGGTCAGGGTAGGAGTTTAACCTACCTCAGCTGGGTTTGCAATCCAGCGCATAAACGCTCTGCCACCTGACCATTGTTTGGTGGAGACGGTGAGATTCGAACTCACGGTCCGTATTACTACGAACGACAGGTTAGCAACCTGCTGCCTTCGGCCACTCGGCCACGTCTCCATAAAAACCATAAATTAGTGTACTTGGGTTGGCAGACTGTGAACAGATAGTTCTCGCTATTTGTGAACTATCAAAGTGTTTGTACGTTTGCAACCATACGAACACCGAAGTCTGGCAGATATATTTAAATGATTTTTACTATGTATATAAAACCAAGTACACTAGTTTATGGTGCCTCCACCTGGACTCGAACCAGGAACCGATCGATTATGAGTCGATTGCAACTAACCAATTGTGCTATAGAGGCATTTAAAAACCATATTATAATACACTCCCAATGCATGTCAAGCACTGTAACTTTGTAGTATACCTTAAACCAGAGTTTCGAACCTCTGAGATATAGCACTAGTCAAAAGCGACCTTTCGATCCAATTCTCTCGACTCCGTGGGCAAGCTAAGTCCCCTATATTTGACAAAGAATGTACTATAATATGGTGC